CATGAGCCTTAACGCCGGATCCAGACTCATCTTTTATTTCTATGGGAGGAACATCAATTACATCGTAATCTTCACCAACATTAGTGACATCGATAGATGTTACACCACCATAATAAATGTTTTCATCAAATAAAGTTGGAGATAATAATTCAACACCATTTACCAATAATCCAATTTCTCTATTAAATGTAGTTCTTTCATTTAAATCATCAAATGTTGCTTTTATTCTGTTGAATGGGAATTTTTTCAACAATTTTTGATGATTTAAAGTCTTATTCTGATATCCAGATTTATACAAAGTATCACTAGTTATTCCAGAAGTACTTTGGACATATTTTTTTGAAAAAACATCAGATTTACTATAAGATAATTTTAATCTATTGTTGTCAATTTTTGTAGCATAGTAAAGTCCGGTCAATATGCCAGATGATGCTTGTGGTTGATAGTATACTAGTTCACCACTTAAAAAGTCATGGTCAACAACATTAAAAGTATCTGTAATGGATACTCCTACATTAGTCGATAGACTTTTTTTATTATCGGTAGAAAAAATAGTATAATTTGGTAATCCTGACGATGTTACATAAAAATATTTTTCTTCTGCATCGATATATGTATTTTGAACTCCCGTAGGTATATTACTAAGATTATCAAAATAATCATTGTAATGATTTGCTTTATAAATCCTTTTTCTTATTGCAGTGGATTTTAAAATATCAAAAGATCCAGAATTTAATACTTGAATTAAAACTTTTTTACTATATTTTTTTATTATATCTGACGCAGAATACTCAATAGAAATAATTTTAACTTCAAGAGTATCTCCTGATGAATTTACTAATAAAATTGGTTCTCCGTTATAAAAATAAATTTTATCAAATAATTCAATTCTATATTTTGTAGAATCAACTTGAGATATGATGTTAATATTATGATTTGTTGGCAAATTATAAATCCAACTATTAAACTCATATTCATCAAATAAATCTCTACCAAAACCTGATAGAGATATTGTATCACCAACTCTTAAATTTGATGTTTTAGAAAAATCGATATCATCAATTACATTAATAACTCTAAAATTAATTTTAGAAGTATTACCTACTCCAACATAACTAAAAGCAAATTTTTCTTCTACTAAATCTAATCCAAAACTTAAAGGTTTAGTTACATTAGTAACTCCAGTAAATTGATTAACAGTTTTACCAGAATAATTGATTGTAATATAATCAGAATCTTCTGGTTTTACTAAAAGTGATCCAGAATTAGCAAATCCTACTGTAGAGTCAACTAAAATACTGTTACTATTTACATCAACTTCTTCCAATACTCTTGTTTTACCTGAAACCTGAAAATTACCACTAAAGGAAGTACTATCTAAAGAAATCTCATAAAAATTCTTATTAGCTACTGGTCTATATTCAACATTAAAAATTGAAGCGCTGACTGTACCTATTCCTGTTATATTTTGGAATAAAAAATTACCTTTGATGTCCGTTGGATTGCCGCCAGAAATTTTTTCTACAAGAATATTTTTTGTTATAAAATACGAATTTGAAGACGGGGACAGAGTAAAATCTTGGGGTTTTATTATTTCGATATCGGAACCATATAATACCTTAAATAAAAGTTTGTATGATTGGTCCGTCCCCTTAGAAGCATACAAATCTTTAATTTTATATGATATATTTTCTATCGATATATTTTGATAAAAATCTCTAGACTCAAATCCTGGTAAAAATTCATACTTAAATTTTTCAAAAAATTCAATTAAAAATAAATTGCTTAAATTCTGAACAACATCTCCAAATGAATGTTCAGAAGACTGAGTAGAAGAAAATACGACGAATTCTGGATTGTCTAATGCTTTTAGATTTTCAATTCCACTAAATCCTCTAATACAACCTTCAAATGATGTATTTGTCTTTGAAATGTATGTTATAATTTCATCATTAATTTTCAATAAACCATAAGAATCTGGCCAACCTTTGGTTGATGTTACATTTATTGTTTGATCAAATCTTAAAATATCAGATGTTAAAGTAGTTTGTTCTATTAAATCAATATTATTAAATTTTTTGGTATTTTTATACTTAACAATATTGGAAATAATATCAATTGGACCCGACTGGTGTTCCAAAGATTTATAATACTGATCAAGAAACTCTACAAGAAGAGGAGACTCTACAGATAAAAATTCTGGAATTTGGGATTCTATAATAGAACCAATCTTGACTCTTTTAATTTCTGACATTTTATCTCGTATACTTTCCGTTTAGGTAACTAGATGTGGCTACATATTGAGTGGCAGAAGAATTTTCACCAGAACTAACAACATCTTCTACAATATTTACCACAGAAGTTTTGACATCTAATTGTAAATATAGATCTTGAAGTCCTATGACATCATTAGATTCTGGAATTGCTTGAACTTCAACAAATCCATTACTTAAGACTGAAGATGTTATATTTACAACATCCAATCTAATTTCACCTTTAATATAATCAACTGTTCCCGCATTATTTTTAATAATTACAGGTAAATTATTTTCTAATTTAAAGAAAAATATAGTTCCAGTTTTTTTATTCGTTGAAGATGGACTATCTGCCATGTAAATAACATCAGATACCCCATTAATCAAAAATCCTGTGGATTTTACAGAATATCCTCCATCTTTAGTATGTATTCTATTTCCAAAACAAAGTTCATAAGTTGCAAAAGAATTTATTTCTGGATTTAAATCCCGTCTCATCTTGACTTTTGTTATATTAGATGTAATTGATTTATCACAGTCATCAATAAGTCCTACAATTTTACTATACTTAAATCTACCACCAAAACTATTAACATCTTTAGAGTTTGAATATTCAGTTATAGTATCAACTATTTTCGTTTTTACTATTTCTGGATTACTTGATAAATTTGCATTATAGTAAGCAGAAATATCTAATTCAATATAAAGATATGATAAATCTACAATTTCCGGTCTAATTCCAGCTATTGAATATTTTTTAATAGTATTTAATATTGTTTGTTTTGTAATTTCGGATAAAAATGTTCCATTTCTTGGTTTTATGGATATAAAAACTTTTCCATACTCTGGAGGATCTAATTCATCTCCACCATAAGCATTAACAGACTCTACATTTGGATAAACATATGGAATGAGAGCTTTATAATCATTTGATGTTACAGCACGATACTGAGAGGCAAATACTTTTGGAGAAAAATATTTAATAGAATCTACGGACTCAATTTCATCTCCGCTTTCTGATTTTGATTGAGTTGTTAATAAAGAAATTCCTGTTGTAACATCGAATAAATTATTATCTTTTAGTCTACCAGAAAATGTAAAGTTTGAAGCCCCATTACCCGAAGATCCATTTGTAACAATATAAGTTACTTCTATTTTACTACCATTCTCTGGTTTTTTTCCTATAATATTATCTCCAAACCTTATCTCATATTTTGCGTCTTCAACTTCTTGAATTAAAAAGAATCTAATATCTTTACCAATATTTAATAAACTATCATAAACAGAATAAACTTCAGTTACTGCATTAGTAACTTTAACTCTAATTGAAGTTGTATCAATATTAACATTAGGTAAAATAAATCTTTGATTTGTTTGAGATTCGTCTACGATAAAAGTACTAGTTAAAAATATTCCTTCATAGATAGGCAAATTATCAAAAATGGCTATTCCATCAGTATTAACTGGCGTTGTAATATCCTCTGGAATTGAAAAAATATAATTACCATTTGTTACAGCTCCAAGAGCAACTTGCCCAGCAAGTAATTTTACAGTTCTAGCGTTGGTTTGACTCATATCAACGGTAAAACTAACATTTGCTCTTGAAGATCTTCTTGATCTAGGCAAATAACCAATGTTTCTAGAAAGTGAAACTACATTTTCTCTGAGAGTTGCACTCTCCAAAAACATTTCATTAACTGCCATGTTAGTATTATAGGCAGTTATGTAGCTATTATACGCTAATAAATCTATTAAAACTGAAAAATTAGATCCTTCAAAATCAAAATCGGTAAAATTTTGATTTGCACGCAAATAATCCTTGATCTGAGTCCTTAGATCACTGAAGTCTAAATTTGTAAATTGATTAAATGACATTAGACTCTAGTAGGTTGTAGTATAAAATCTACAGTTTGAGTTGGAATAGGTAATCCAATTACATCATACGCAATTCTAACATTAAATTCATTAGAATCCTCAGGATATGTTACTAAAACAGAAGCCAAAGAGATTCTTCTTTCAAAGTTTTTCAAAAGAGTTTTAATATCCAATTCAAGAGAATAAGCTACCTCTGGGGTTTGTAATTCAAACATGGAATCTTCAACTCTAGATCCTATTAAAGAATTAAAAAATCTCTCACCTATTCTGGTTCTAACCAAATTAACAACAGATTTTTTAATCGCATCAGCATCATTAATTGCAAGAATATCATTAGTTACAGGATTTCTCACAAATGAGAGACTTATATCTTTAAATTTGCGAGAAATCCTGGTCATCACTCAAACTAAGGGTATTTATTATATGTATAAGACCATTTTACCATTTTTTCCCATAGGTTGGTTCAGTACCATATGACCAATCATCATAATCTTCATCATTACGAATCCTTTCATGCAATTCTGTTTGTTTTTTCAAGTCATGTTTAACAGCCAAATCATGCATAACCTCCTGAATTACTCTTTTTTCTGGAGTTTTTACATAATCCGTAATCAATCTAGTGGTTCCCCACATTTCTCGCATGTAATTTAAATCTCTATCTACTGGTAAATTTGACATTTTTAGCTCCTGATTTAAAAAATCAGAACTTTTTACGGGGTTGCTATCCCGAAATGTCAATTTTGTTCTTTAAGTTCGTTAACTTGATCATCCATAGACATTTTTCTAAGATGAGGCATATAATTTAATGCAATATTATACAACTCTTTTTCTACATCATAAAGATATTTTTCGGCAACCCCATCACTACCCTTTTTGTGAGTATCTGGCCTATTATTAAAGTCCATTTTAATCCTCCTCAGTGGTTTTTTCTATATATTCGTAATCGTCTCCAAGAATTTCTTTAAGATAATCTTCCGTCCAATAAGTATAGTATTCAGTTTGAAGTAATTTTTTACGAATTTTGCTCAATTTTATCTTTGATTGACACAAAATTAAGTTATATTTTTCATTATTTGTCTTTATACCTCCTATAAATGTATCTCTGGAGGATAAATCTGAGAAAAATTTATAATATGGAAACTTTTCATTGTATAAATTTACCCATTTTTCAACCTGATCCGCTCTCCAGAAATGTTCAATAATAAAAATGATGACATCATGACCTGGTTCGGGCACGATATCATCAATTGGAGTCTCTACAATTAAAGTTTTTGAAGCAGAAGCATATGGACATACTGCAAATCCACCTAGTTCAGGCCTATTCTTGGATACTTCTTGTATCCATTTATGAATATATGCTTCTTTTTCTGTCATATCAACCTGCAGCTAGTGGTGAAGCAGGATTTGGTTTCGATGGAGCAACTGTTCTAGAATTTGCAGCTACATTGTAATCAAATACATTTGCAGTTTCCGAAGTTACTTCTGGAGAGTCTGCCGCAGTTGGTCCTACTTTTGGTGTTGTTTCTGACATTTGCCCGTGTAATTTAATTTAAAATTATTTAGACTTTTTATTTTTGTTTGCCTTTGCTTGAGTATGAATACCCTTATATCGTTTATCAGGTCTACAAAGATTACCTTCTCTAACAGTTCGTTGAGTCTTACTCATTTTCCCTGACCTCTATATGGTTTTCGAGCATTATTACGGCTCGTCGAAGCATATTTAGTACCCTTACCTTTCCCTTGACGACTTAGTTTGGGTTTTCCGGGTACATAACCACTATTTTTATTTAATCCACCTTTTGCTTTTACTGCCATTTTTTTAATACCTCACAATTGGTTTTATTTTCGCGCCAAAATAGATCTACAAACGCGCCGAACATCAGTTTCTAGGAATTCTAAGACCCGTATCAAAGAATACGAGTCTTCTCATGTCCTACACGAATTTTGGGGTCACACCAGATCTCATAACCAGCTGCCTTAGCGTCAAGACAGAACGATACATCCTCACCACACATATCTTGAACTTCTCCAGAGTCAAAGACTTGCATCTTAGGAGCGAACCAGGGATACTCCAGAGACTCAAAGACACCCTTCTTGATCAGAACCCAACCGAAACCAGTATAGTCAACCGTAAAGGGTTTACGACGCTTCTGCATGGTCTCACCAGTCTCATGGTTCATGACTCCACCATTGTTCTTAAAGTCATCTTC